ATTATAGGTGCATCTTTAGACAATAGTCAAGCAAAAAGATGTTTAATTATGTTTGATAATGTTTCATTTCTTTACTATACTTAAGATAGCTTAAATCCCTTTATTCATGGAGTATCTTATGGCACAGTTAGCAGACGATTTAGTTGATAGAATAAGAAAAAGATTAGACATTACAAAGACGTCAAAAACAGCGTTAGCTTCACATTTAGGAGTGGCACGATCAACTATATGGACATTTTTTTAGTGGTAAACATGAGCTAACGCTTAATAATGAACAGTTAGAAAAGTTAGCAGGCTTCTTAGATGTTCCAGTATCAGCTTTATTTAAAAATGACACGACACAGATATTTGATGTGTGTAAATTTGATCCTGTTTTATTTAAGTATGAAACTGTATCAACTCTTCCACCTGTGATAGCAGATGTTGAATACTTTGGTTTAAAGGATAAGTCAAACTATAAAGCAATCGTATCAGAGTGTGAATATGGAGCTATCTTACCAGGTGATGTGCTGCTGATAAGTTTAGATGAAGAACAAAAGATTGTATCAGGTAAACTCTATTACTTAGTATTAGACGATCAAGTTTGCATTAGAAAACTAAAGCAAAATCCTTTTTCAGAAACAATAGATATTTTAGATAGTTCAGATAAGATTGAATATACCTTACATTTTAGAGAGCTAAACGATAAGGTTAAGCGTTATTATCAAATTTTAATGATTGAACGTTTTACTAATTAAAACATTTTTTTTAAACTTAATTCTTAGATAAATCATAGCCTTAGCTTGCTGTATGTGAGTTAAGGCTATTTTTTTTAATCAAACATATTGCAAAAGTTTTACTATTGTTTTACTATGTACTATGTACACACTACATCAAACGATTGTAGTGAATAGTTAAAATGTTAAAGGTAAAACAATGACTAATCAAGAAATCTACAAAGCATGGGCTAAAGAACAAAAAGCAAAGGCTTTTGAGTTCTACAAAGATCCTTTTACAGGTGAAATGCCTGACTGTAACGCTATTGCATATATGCACAAAACACATATAGGCGGTAGCACAAACAGCGCAATTTTAGGTGTTAATCGTTACAACGATGTAAATGGCGCATATAACGATATGCTTACATTTTCAGAAAACAAAGATGCGTTTGCACTTAGAAGAGGTCACTATTTAGAAAAGTTCGTGGCTGATGAATTTTCAGCTATTACAAAGTTAAAAAACAATTATGGTGTAACTCTATTTGATGAAAAACACAATCGTGAATGGAGTATGGCACAGATTGACTTTTTACTTGATGACGACACACCACTGGAAATTAAGACAGCAACATGGAACAAAGATTTTGATAATAACTCAAAAGACTTTGGAAAAGGTTGTGAATTTAACGATAAAGGCGAACTTATCACAGAAGATGATCTAATTCCTATCGAGTACTACATTCAATGTCAAAAGCAAATGTACTTAGCAGATAAGCCTTATATGTGGCTGTGTGTGTACATAATGACTGAATTAAAAGTTCGCATCTTCAAGATCAAGCGTGATGATAAAACAATTCAGAAAATCTTAGACAGTGAAGATGATTTTCTTTTTAATCACGTTATTCCGCAAGTACCTTACAAGCAGGAAGAGGTTAAGACCTTAGAGCCTGTACAAGAGGGTGATGTTGATGCTGTATATACAGACGAAACAATGAACGAATTGTTACAGCAATACAAAGAAAAATCTGCTTTGATGTCTGACCTTAAAAAGGAGCAAGACAACCTAAGCGAAAAGATTAAGGCGATGTTTGGTGAGCATAAAGAAGTTATTGATGCTAAAGGCAATGTACTTGCAAAGCTCACAACTACAATCACAAAACGCTTTAATACGACAAAGTTTAAAGGTGAAAACGCTGATTTGTACAAAAAGTATCTAACTGAAAGTAAATCACAGAGGTTATATGTCAAATAAGCAATACATTTCGTTAAGAGATATGGAGCGAATTTTTGGATATACACGCTCCACTATTTGGCGCAAGTTTTTAGTATATCCAGATTTTCCTAAGACATATTTTGTGAAAAATCGTAAGTACTTTGTAAAAAGTGATGTTATGAAATTTGCTGAAAAACACAACATCTTACCATTAGAGGCTATAAATGGCTAACGAAATTGTAGTATCAAATGAAGAACTAGGACTTGTTAAGCAAACACAATCAGTGCTTAAGACAAGCTATGACGACAGAGTTCTAGTTAATTTAATCGGAAGCTCCATTGCATTGCCAAAACAAGGTGGAGTACAAGCAACTTTTGCTGATGTTTTAAGTGTGTTACGCATTAGTAGCTCAATGCACTTAGACCCTGTTTTAGGGGGCATCTATTCATTTAAAGATAAAAAAGGCTCACTTGTCTGTGGTGTTTCATTAAAGGGTTATCGTCAAGCCTTGCATAGTCAACCTGATTATGCAGGCTTAGAGTTTAAGTATCATGGTGATTTAAAAACAAAGGCATTTAACACAGCTAACGGCAAAGTAACAATTACTTATTATGACAGCATTACCTGTCTAATAAAGAAACGTCATGGCGAACATATTGATGTGTACGAGGGTACAGCGTTTTTTGATGAAGAATTTGACGTGACTAAAACTAATACTTGGTTACAACGACCTAAACGTATGCTCTGTAACAGAGCTTTAACAATCGCTGCTGCAAATGCTTACGGTTGGGGAGCTTATGACTTGGAAGAGGTTAAGGAACTTGCACACGATCAAGCACTTGTTCAGGTTCAAGCTAACGTTATCGATCAAACACCTAAGCAAACATCTATGGAAGATAGAGCCTTAAAAAGTTTAGGTGTTATCGAAAATGAAGATGATCCTTTATCAGAAGTTCAACAACGTGTTCATTTAGAGGTATTTATGGAACAAATGCGCAAGTGTGTAAACCGTAAAGACCTTGTGGCATTGTTTAAATCAGCACCTGATGAAATAAAGAAAAATCAGGCGGTTATCGACTTAGGCAAAGAATTAACATCACAATTTGGAGCATAAAAAAAATGGAACTTAAATTTACTGTATCACAAGAATTTATTGATGCTTACAACAAAGCAAACTCAAACTTATTAGAAATGGACTTAGACGCTCAAAAAGATGAACTAAAACGTGCAAGTAAAACCTTACAAAAAGCACGTGAAGCTATCATTGCTAACTTAGATGAACAATTAGACGAGGTGCTAGAAGATGCCTGTGTATCAGCAAAATTATAAGATACCTACTCACAGTGATAATGAGTTTTATCACTCTAAGTATTGGGAAGAGTTTACACCATACGATAAACCTATTACTGGTTGCAAAGTAAAGGCTGTTTTAATTAACTGTTCAGATAGCTTAGTAACTTTTGATGATAAGAAAAATAAGAATAAACAAATTTGTGTTGAGGTCACAAGATGTGTTTTCTTAATTCTTAACAGCAAAACAAATGAGCCTACAAGCAATTACATTGAATATAAGATTTGGGGCAGAAGAAGAACACAAGAAGCTAATCAACAATGGAGCGAATGGGGTACTAACTCATGGGAAATACAGCAATTTATGGGTATTTGTGCATCGCAGAAAACACCCGAAGAAATGGCAGTTGCAAATGAGTTTGATAATGCGACTGTATATCCTGAATTGTGCGGTAGTGTATTTACATTAGCTGTAGCACAGAAAGGTATTTATCAAACTAAAAATAGTTCTGTTCCGCAATACAAGGTAGAATTTTTCTATCCTGACGGTCGCTCATACGAAGAAGTTGAAGGAAATATCCCTGCTAAAGATTGTGTAGATTTAAAGAAAGCAATCGAAGATTGTAAAAAAGTTTACGCAGAGTTTTTAGAAAAGTACGGCAGTGACGGTGAACCTGCAACTCCTTACGGCTCAATGCCTGTAGCTCCTGTAGCTCCTGTAGTTGAGCAGGTACAGACAGTAACAGAGCCTAGCCCAGTGCAGGCAGATGACGATGATTTACCTTTTTAATTAGGTGATGAGAATGAACGATTTAACGCTAGAAGTTATCAATGAAAAATTAGAACTAATTTTATCTTTGTTAGGTGATAGTTCTAATCGTTCATTCTCTATATCAGAGTTTTCAAAAGAATTAGGCATCACACCTTATAAGCTCAAAGAGATATACAAGTGTAACAAACTTGCAATCGCTAGTCCTTATCGTATGAATGGGTGTGATCCTAGATATTCAATGAAAGATTTTATCTACATGAAAACATGGCTAAGAGCACATGAACGATGAGAATATTGGAGTATTAAACGCATTATTACAAATTGAAAAACAAATACAGATGCAACTTAAGGACGTTGTATCTAACACCATTTCAAGCACATCTCAAAGCCCACTGAATAAAAAATTAGTATCACTACTGAATATCAACGAACAATACATTAAACAATTAGAAGATGTTTACAATCGGAGTAGTGAATGACAGAAATTTCAATCGCAGAGGGTGCGATAATTTATCAAGAGACTAAAAGAAGTTTTTACGATAAAGTTCAAAGAGGGTCAACCTTTTATCCTAAGCTGCACAACAAAAAACTTGATCTTGATGAATGTTTAAAATTATCAAAGCAATTACAAGAGTTCAAACTAAATAACATTGATATTCACGAAGCTAGTAAAATCATGTTTAATGATGATGCTAAACTTGCAGGACTTTATAGAATATTACATGATAAAAATGAACTTAACAAATTTTTCTTACCAGTAACAAAGTACGGAAAACGCTTATATTTTAAGCGTGATGAGTTTATAAAATTTTGGAAAGAAAACTGTAAAAGCTCACGATTATTTAAGATTGGTGAATTACAAAATAGATTAGGCTTTTTATCTTCAAGTAAGTTTTATCTTTTTCTTAAAGAGTGTGATTTTTCAGAAAAAGTACAACCTGTTAAACTTGTAAAAACAGGGATAAACTTTTATCCATTAGCTCATATTAACGATTGGTTATATTCTATTGGTGAAAAATCTATTAGGTCGTAAAATGGTTACAAATTTCTAAAATATACTTGTAAACGTTGATGTATGGTTGGTTATAAAGTTAAGTTTTAGCTCTTTAACAAATATATAAATCAGATAGATATTTGATATTTAAGTTAATTTTTAAAAAACTTTTTTAAATTTTAAGAAACTTTATGTAATATTTGGTTGTAATGTTTGGTCGCATATTCTATAATTTGGTTACAAATGGAGTAAAAGATTATGCGACAAAATTTTACAGATAAGATGCTTAAATCTTTGGTTAAAACAACGATTAAAAAACGTTCTATTCTAACCGATGTAACAGGCTTAACTTTAGAGCTATACCCCAGTGCACGTGGCGAAACAAATATTAAGTTCATGTTTCGTAACATGGTAAACGGAAAACGTATCTATGTTCAATTTGGCTCATATCCAACGACATCACTTAATGATGCACGTAAAAAATATTTAGAAACTAAAGAAAAAATAGACAACGGCTTAGATCCTTTGGAAGATCAAAAAAAGAAAAAAGCCTTAACTGTAACCTTTGGCGAAATATACACAAAATGGTATGAATTAAACAGACAGACTATAAAGATAAAAACAAGAAAAAAGAAAGAATTAGCCTATAAAAATCATTTATGTAAATTAGCTGATATGCCTATTAGCTCAATTTCTGCTGAATTTTGTATAAATTTTTATTCTGATTATACAAAGAAAGGCACAGTGTCAACTGGCGATTATCTGATTACAACAATCAAAGCTGTATTAGATTATGCAGTATTTATTAAAGTTATTGAATACAATCCTATTGTAAATATCAAGCGTTATTTACCAAAATATAAACCTACTCATTACAATTCATTCAGACAAGAAACATTAGAAAGCGATATGATCCAACTTTTTAATGATATGGCACATACCACTAAAATAGTTCAATGCTTGCTGTATATGTACTTTTTTACTTTACTAAGAAGCGAAGAATTAAGAACATTAAAGTATGATTATATACATGATGATTTTGCTTTAGTTAAAACAAAAACTTGGGCTGAATTTAAAGTCCCTTTATGCACACAAGCCTTAAGGGTTATTGCCTATCTAAAAAGACATAATATTTATAATTCTGATTATGTATTCACAACAAAGTTTAACTGTATATCATCAAGTACTTTGTTAAAAGCTCTTAATGAAAATGGATATAAAGATAAGCTAAGAGTACACGGTATCAGGACTTGTGGTCGTCAATGGTTACAAACTTTACCAACAGCAAAGGAGACTATCATTGAACTGTGTTTATCTCATGTTCAAGGTAATGCAGTTCAGCAGGCATATAACCGTGGCACTTATTACGAAGAAAGAAAGCGTATTATGCAACAGTGGTGCGACTTTGTAGAAAAATGTATAGGTCATAACTTTGACTTTATAAATGAATAACGTTGATGCTCACAAATTATATAGCTATTATTTAGTTATGCTGTTTTAGTCATAGTTTTATAATCCTGGTTGTTTAAAGGCTCTACACGAAAGTGTGGAGCTTTTTTTTATATGTGAGTTTTATATATAAATGCAAAGTCCTTTAAGTAATGAACAAACGTTTTTTATTTTAGGAATGTTAGCTAGTTTTATTAGTGCTATTGCACGAATGTTTAAGACGTATTCAGTTTTAACAAAGGTAAGTGTTATCAGAACACTGGCTGATGCTATTACTTGCTCGCTTATTTCAAGCGGTGTAGGACTATCCTTGCATGAATATTTAGGTTGGTCGTATGTGTACATGATCTTAATTGGTACATTTATCGGTTCAATCGGTAGCAGGTATATTGTGCTATGTGTAACTACATTAGCAAAGGCTTATGTAAAAACAATCAAGAGTACAGAGAATGAAGCTAACAGACAATGATTTTGATTGGATAGGTCAAAACGAAAATGCGAATTGTACAGGCTTTGACACTAAGACACAAACATGGGGGAGCTATTGGGATAAGTTCGCTAAGGTATGGACTATCGGTCATGGCTTAACTGTAGATCATACAGGCTCAAAAGTTACTAAGAATACCGTATGGAGCATACAGCAGGAGCATGAAGAATTTAGAGCCGTCTTAAAAGAGCATGAACAAAACGTAAATGTCATGCTTTTTCAATCCTTAATTACATTAACTCAAAATCAGTATTCAGCGTTAGTTGATTTTAGTTACAACGCAGGTGCAAGCGCATTAAGACATTCAACCTTATGGAAAAAAATTAAAGGTTGCGCTAGTGACGAAGAAATCAAGGCGGAGTTTAGACGTTGGATATATGCAAAGCACACAGAAAATAACGGCTTAAGAAACCGTAGAGAAAAGGAAATTCAAAGGTATTTTTCATAAATGCAAGTTGACGTAGAAGTAGCACCACGCAAAAAGCAAATACAAAAGAAAAAATATCATGTGCCTTTAGATCCTAAAACCGAAGAAAAGAAATTTGAGTTACAGGCTAAGTATGAAAACATGAATAAAAACTTAGCCGTAATCGACCAAATAGATGAATGCGATGTTGTCGCAGTTTTAGAAGAATACAGCAAGAATTTAGATGTTGATTTATATCATGTAGCTGAAACATTTAATATTCACCCCGCAACACTCAATGCTTTGTTACATTCAGACAAATACAAAGATTTATATCAATCAGCAAAAGATAGACGTAACGCTGTTTATGAGCGCGTAGGCTTTGAGGTTGCATCTTCACCTTATGACAAGATACAGAAAGGCGAAGAAGTAAGCATGGTTGAAGTTGCAAGTGCCAAACTTAAATCTAATTATTGTTTAGCAATCTCACAAGCAAACAGTAAACGCAATTCTAACAGTGGCGGTGTGAACGTTACAGTTAATACTGGAATTGCTTTAAAGATTTAATGTCACAGAATTACTCTATTGATTATCAATTTTCACCTAGAGCATGGCAGCAAAAATGTATTGATAGTCAAAAACGTTTTACAGTTTTAGCAGTTCACAGACGTGCGGGAAAAACTACCTTTGCTGTAAATGAACTAATCATAAAAGCATTACAGACAAAAGGTGACTATGCTTACATTTGCCCGCAATTAAAGCAAGCAAAGAAAGTAGCATGGAAACCTTTAAAAGATGCTGTTGCGCAAATTCAGAAAACTGAAAGCGAAATTAACAAAGAGCGCAAAAGCGGTGATGAAAAAATTACTTTAGTTGATATTAGAGAAAGCGATACAACAATCAGATTTTGGAATGGTTCAGAAATCTATTTATTAGGCTCTGATAATCCTGATGCAATACGTGGTTCAAAGTTAGCGGGTGTAGTCCTTGATGAGGTTGCACAGATGCCGAAAGAACTATGGACCGAGATTGTTTATCCTGCCTTAATGGATATGCACGGTTGGGCTTTATTCATCGGAACGCCTAAAGGTATCAATCTATTCAGTGAACTTTTTGCAAGAGGTAAAGATAAAAAGTTCACTAAAGATTGGATAAGTCAAGTTTTCACTTGTTATCAAACAGATGCTTTAAGTAAAGACGAAATCGAAACTTATAAAAATTCTGTTCCTGAAGAAGTATTTAAGCGTGAGATGCTTTGTGACTTTAGCGCAAGTGCTGTTGATCAGCTTATATCTTATCAAGAAGTATTTGAGGCATCGGAAAGAACTTTACCTATTTATGCTAACAACTACACCGATTTAATTATGGGTGTTGATGTTGCACGTTTTGGTAATGATCGCTCTGTAATTACATTACGCAAAGGTCAAATTATTTATGAGCCTATTGCGTTACAAGGTGTAAGTACAGTAGAGCTAGCATCTCATGTTAAGCGTTTAGCTATGGAACGTTTGCCAAAAGAAATTTACATTGACGGCACAGGTGTAGGCGGTGGTGTCGTAGATATTCTTAATTCATGGGGTATTTACGTAAACGATATAAATTTCGGTCATAAGTCATTAGATAAACAGTATAAAAACAAACGCACTGAAATGTGGTGCCGTATGGCTGACTGGATACGTAGAGGTGGCTGTTTACCGCAAAATGCTGATTTAATTTCAGAAATCGCAACACCTTATTTCTACTATTCAGATGACAATCAAAAGTTCTTAGAAACAAAAAAACAGATACGTGACCGATTAGGAAAATCACCTGACTTAGCAGATAGTTTAGCTTTGACTTTTGCCGAAGATGTACCGCAAACAGATATACAGAATTACAAAGAGCAAAGGTTAATAGCAAGAAATTCAAGACAACAAAATTATGATAATCCGTTTGCGCAATTTGAGAATGAAATAGCACATTCAGTAGGTGTTTTTTAGAGGTTAATTATGGGTTTATTTAGTCACGGCAAAAGCAATAACAGAGGCTTTTGGAGCACAATGGCTGTAAATGCCTTTAATCAAGGCAACGATCAACAAGCCTTGCAATTTGCAATGTTAGGTTATGAGGGTTCAGTGCAAAATATCCAAATGGCAATTAACAATCGTAACTTTAAAAAACAACAGGAACAAATGAAACAACAACAAGAAGAGTTACAACAAAAAACAGATGAGGCATCAGCCCTTACCGAACAATCAACAAATCAAAATCAAAAGCAAAACGTACAAGGTGTTAGACGTAACGCTAAAGAAACAAATTCACAGAAAGACAGTAACTTAACGCAAGGTACAAATTCTACAGGTACATGGCTAAAAAAGGCATTAGGTGGTGATAACACTAATAATAGTGAGGAATGGTACTAATGAGCTTTTTTAAGAACTTGCTAAAAGGTGTTGGAAATATCGTAACGATGGGCGCATTAAAAAGTTACGATGCACAAAAGAAAGCTATGCAACAGCAGGCTTTATATCAACAAATGGCTTTACAGCAACAACAGCAAGCTATGAAACAACAACAAGCATCATTGCAACAACAAAAAGCCTTGCAAGAGCGTGAGCTAGCCTCGCAAGAACAAAACTTAAATCAACAATCTAAATATAATGTTTCAGCAAAAAGAGAAAGCAAAGATATTAACAGCACAGATTTAACTAAGGGTAATGCTAATACAACTACAACGATAAAAATGGGGTTAGTTGGCGATGATGAAAGTGGGGATGAGTGGTATTAAATGACTAACACTACCTATAACCGTTGGAAGCAAGCAGACGAACAGGAAAGAGCTAATATTCTGTACGATCGTTGGCTTGATCTAAAGCGTGTACGTGAACCGTTTTTATCTAAGTGGCGACAGGTATCAAGATATATTAGCGTGTTCAGTGGCAAGTTTGACGAACACGAACACGATCAAATGCGTGATGATCGTTACATTTTGGATAGCGATACTGGGAATTTTTTAGATTTATTAGCTAGTGGCTTAATGAGTGGTGCTAGTTCACCTGCTCGCGCATGGTTTAAAGTGCAACCGAATGATCCTGCATTAGCTGATAACTATGATGTTATTAACTATTGTGATGAGGTTACAAAGTTACTCTTACGCATTTTTAGTGGTAGTAATACTTATAACACATTACACACAATATATAGAGAATTAGCCTTATTTGGTATCAGTGCTGATATTGTTTATGAAGATTTTAACAGGGGTATTAAGCATCACTTGCTGACAGCAGGTGAATTTTGTGTTGATACAAACGCTGACGGTGACATCGACACATTATATCGTTCGTTTGAGCTTACAACTATTCAAGCTGTTAAGGCTTTTGGTTACGATATTTTACCTACTGAAATTAAAAACGCATACGATAGAAGTGAACTATCAACCTATTGGCAATTTATTCATGCTATTGAACCTAGAGTAGATCGTGATGTTACAGCTTTAGACAGCAAGAATAAAGCATGGGCTAGTTATTACGTAAGCCTTAACGGTAAAGCTAAGATCATCAGAGAAAGTGGCTTTGATTATTTCCCTTGTATCGTTCCACGTTGGGACGTGGTAGGTGGTAATAATTACGGTGTATCACCTTGCATGAACGCATTACCTAATGTTAAGCAATTACAGCAAGAAACTTTACGTAAAGCAGAACTTATAAATTATTACACAAAGCCTCCTTTACAAGCACCTAATTCAGCTAGACAAAATCCTATTTCACTTGCAACAGGTGCAATTAACTATACACAGAATACAAGTAACGATTTAGCAATTAAGCCTATCGTTCAAAGTATTGGTGATCTAAATGCGTTGTCACAAGACATTCAACAAATTAAGCAAAGTATTCGCTCACAACTTTATGTAGATTTATTTCAAATGGTAGGAAGCACCGCAGGTGACCGCAGAACTACTGTAGAAATTTACGCACTACAACAAGAGCAGATGCTAGCTTTAGGTCCTGTAGTTGAAAGAAATCAAAATGAATGCTTAGGTCGTTTGGTAGATATTACATATAGACGACTGTTAGATGCGGGTAAATTACCGCCGTTGCCTGACGTGTTGCAAGGACAAGAATTAAAGATTGAGTTTACATCAGTTTTAGCTCAATCACAAAAAGCGGTTGACATTAACAGTGTTGACCGCTTTTTTAGTGCCCTCGCATCAGCAGGTCAAATTCTACCTGAAATCTATGACCGATTAGATCCTGACGGTTACGTTGATGAATATCGTGATCGCTTAGGTGTTGCTCCTAAGATTTTACGTTCAAAAGAAGATGCTGAAAAAATTAGACAGCAAAGAGCAGAGCAACAGCAACAGCAACAGCAACAGCAAGATCAAATGGCAAATGCACAAATTCAACAACAACAGAATTTAGCACAAAAAAGTGGTGTAGACACATCACTTGCTATGCAACAACTTGATGATGTAGGCGGAGGCAATATGCTATGACGACAGAACAAAAGACAAAATTTGAGCAAGATATAGACAAAGAAATTGAACTCAAAAATGAGCAAGAAGAATTACAGAGGCAAGCACAACAGCTTGCCTTTGATTTTTCAGAAGTAGCAAAAACTCCACAAGGTCAAAGAGTTTTAAAAGGTTTACTCCTTTTAGCTCCTATCGACTTTAGCTGTTTTAGTTCAGATACAAATCGCATGGCTTACCTAACAGGCAGACATTCAATCGGCTTAGAACTAAGACAATTTTTAAAAGAACATTTAACCGCAGAACTAATTAACACAATCGAAAATACGGAGCTATAGAAACATGGACGGAGCAACAAGCACCACAACAGCATCAGCACCACAAGCAAATGCAGATGCGCAGACACAGGCGCAAGCACCACAAGCTAATGTAGCTGATACACAGCAAGTGCAACAGGTACAGCAGGACGCACAGGTTGATGATTTATATACACAACAGCAACAAGCACCACAACAGCAAGAGCAACAATCTGACGATGCCTTACAGCAAGAAGCTAATCAAGATTATGAATTACAAGCAGAAAATTTAGATGATGAAGATACCGCAGAACTTAAGAATTTTGCGAAACAGTTAGGCTTGAACAGCAAGCAGGCACAAGCAATTACAGGTGTATTAGATAAGGCACAACAAGGCTTTAACGAAGATTTACAAGGTCGCTTTAACACACAAGTTAGTGAGTGGCGCAAGGCTGTAATGAATGACCCTGAAATCGGCGGTCAAAATTTTGCAAACACAAAATTAAATATCGGTCGTGTAATGCAACGTTTTGGCAATCCAGAAGTAAGCGCATTACTTAATCAAAGTGGCATCGGCTATAACCCTGCATTTGTCAAGTTTATTAATGCAGTCGGTTCAGTGTTAGGCAATGACACAAGCTATGTAAACGGTGAACAAGCAACCCCACAAAGAAACAATCGTAGTGATGTTTTACGTAGCATTTATAACAATAGCCCTAATCTTAATTTCTAATAAAAATCTTTTATATCAAGTATTTAATTCTCGTTTTTTTAACAAACATAAGGAAGTGTAAAAATGGCAGTAGTCGGAACATCAGTTGTTGCTCCAACAGGTATGCTTACTTTAGCAGAACAATTAGCACGTGAAGATAGAAACGGTAACGTAGCACCTGTTATTGAAGCATTAAATCAAACTAATGAGATCATTCAAGACTTAGTTGTTCGTGAGGGTAACTTACCTACAGGCGATCAACGCAATATCCGCACAGGTTTACCTGATGTGTATTGGCGACAAATCAATCATGGTGTACCTGCATCACATAGTACAGTTGCAACCGTAGTAGAGACTTGCGGTCAAATGGAAGCTCATTCATGCGTTGACGCGAAAGTCATGGACTTGAACGGGCACAGTGCAGAGTTTAGAGCTTTGGAAGATCGCCCATTCATTGAGGCTATGACACAGCAGTTTGCACATACTTTATTCTACGGCGATGCAACTAAGGCTAGTGAGGGCTTTACAGGTTTTGCAACTCGTTATTCAAGTAAGAAAGCAGGCAATGCTAAAAATATCATTGATTGCAATGGTACAGGTGATAACTTAACTTCAATCTATTTAGTGGGTTGGGGTGATAGTGTTTACTGTCCATATCCACAAGGCACAAAGGCAGGTATTCAAACTACCGACTTAGGCAAAACTAAGTTATATGATGAGAATGGGCACCCATTTATGGGCTATGAAACAATCTATGATTGGGACGTTGGCTTAATGGTGCTTGATTGGCGATATGTTGTGCGCCTATGTAATATTGATGTACAGCAGTTATTTGACGGCAAGGCAGGTACTATTGGTAGTGGTGACACTAAGACTGACACAAACATCTTAATGAAACTAACTCAGGCTATGGGCTTAATCCCTCGTGGCAAGAATACTAAGTTAAAGTTATACATGAATAGCGACGTAGCACAAGGCTTAGATGTTGTTGCAAGTCGTTCTCATTCAGATGTGATTAAGTACATGGATGCAACCGAAGAATTTGGTGCACCTAGTGCATGGAAACTGTTTAAGGGTGTTCCTATCCGCCAGTGCGACCAAATCGTAAATACTGAAACACAGGTAAAATAAGGAGTTTTATAAATGGCAATCGTAGATGCAAATACCGTGCTTAGTGATTATCAAGAAATCACAGCAACAACTTATTCACAACGTACTATTGATTTTCAAACACCTGCTGATTATGGATCAGGCACACAGAACTTGTACGTTCACTTTATGGCACAGGGCACACATGAAAAAGATTTGCGTATTCAAATCTTAGGCTTGCTTACTGAAGATGATGCAATTCCCCTTATCATCGGTGATAGTGGTGTGATTAAAAAGGCTGACCTCGTGGCAGGTAGTGACGGCTATATTCAAGTATTGCCTAACAAGCAGAAGTGGCGATACTTAAAATTACGCTATATTCCTACAACTGACGACACTAGTACTGAAACTGTAACAGGAACAGAAAAGCCTGATCTTACTAACTTTAATCAGCCTAAAAAGGTTGGTGAAGAACCTAAGGTTGTTGCTAATGCAATTCGTGCACAGCTTGAAAGTGTAGCGGTACTTGGCACCGTTTACCCATTCGCTAACGAAGATAAGAGTTATACAGCTTAATCTTTAGGTAAAACTAAAAGGGGCATATTACTTGCCCCTTATTTTTTTTAGGTTAATACAATGACAACAAAAGTAGATATTTGTAATAACGCATTAGATTTAATCGGTCAAGGTATTCATATCAAGAGCTTTGACGATCAAACTAAAGAAGCTGATTTATGCCGTAGAAACTATCAGCAAATAGTTGATAGATGCTTAACTAAATATAATTTTAGTTTTGCAAGAAAAGACGAACTTATTACAAATAGCTATTTAGTAAGTGACGTAGTATCTATTCCGTACAAATATACTTATAAGATACCTAGTGACGTTATGAATATTCTTTATTTAGAGCGTTATTCAAAAAGCAAAGATGAAACAATCAACAACAAAGATACAATCAAGTTTAATTTCAGAGTTGTAAAAATAAATAACGTTCCAACACGTTGTATAGTAACTAATGATGAAGCTCCATTTGTTATTCAATATCAAGCCTTTATTGATGATCCTAATCTTTTTAGTGTTCAATTCACAGAGGCTGTAGAGTACATGCTAGGAGCACGTTTTGCAAGCGCACTTATTCACGGCAGCACAGGCTTAAATACAAGTAACAATTTAATGCAAAACGCATTGATGTTATTACAGATTGCAAGCGGTCAAGATAATCAACAAGGTGCTGACAGCATAAGAGATAATGCTATCCCTGAATTTATTTCTGCAAGGTTTTAAATGGTTACAAGAACACTACAGCGTGGCTTTGGTGCAGGTGAGATTACAAGCTCATTATTCGCACGTTCTGATTTAACTCAATACGCAATGGGCGCAACAAAGATTGAAAACTTTGTTGTATTACCACAAGGCGCAATGCGTACTCGTGCAGGTTTTCGTTTAGTAGGTCAAGCTGTTAATAGCTCACACCCTGTGCGTTTAATTCCTTTTCGATACAGTTCAGAGCAAACATTCGTATTAGAGTTTGGCAATTATACTTTACGTATCATTGAGAATGGTGCTTATTTAGCTAATTCAAATAATACTATTTATCAAATATCTACACCTTACAAAGCAGAAGATTTAAAGAATATCGACTATTCACAAAATGCCGATGTTCTAACTTTAACAAATCCTGACTACCCCCCTTATGAGTTAAGACGTTATGGCAATACTGATTGGCGTTTCGTTAAGGTAACCGTAACACCTACTATCAATGCACCGACAGGCTTAAGTTATGAAGCTAGATACGCTAGCTATATGACTGATGCGGAAACAAAAACAAAAGATAAGATTAAGCCTATCTATGTTGTGACAGCGGTCGATAAGGAAGGCATTGAAAGCGTTGCTAGTTCAGCATTGCAAGCTAGCGGTAATTACTATATTACAGGTGCAAGCATTCGTGTTAAATGGAGTGCTGTAAATGGTGCTGATTATTATCGTGTCTATCGTGAGGTTGCAGGTATTTATTGCTTTGTAGGTGAAACAGAAAACACTTACCTTGATGATGTAGGCAATAATCCTGATAGTAATACTACACCGCCCAAATATAAAGAAATTTTTTCACAGACGGCGCAAGGTGTTATTCGTTCAATTACAGTTGATACTACTGGTAATGGTGATTATTGGTACGGTAAATACAATGATACCTGGAGCTTGCCTCGTACACTAACGATAGATGCAATTCCTCCTGTTATGAGTTTTGCTTGTACTACAAGTAGTGGTGAAGAAATTACAGATTTTAGCGTTTCGGCTAAACTAGATATTTTAAATATCACTACAGGTGAAGTGTATACTAATCCATTCAATAACAATCTATCCATACAGTATGACATTGTTTCTTATAATGATAACGACACGATTAAGTATAGAAAAATAGCTTACATTTCACAGCAACACATTCAATTAACTGTTGATAAATTAGAATTTCAAAATGCGGTAGTTAAGCTGAATGTCACTGTTACAAGTGGTGAAGTAAATTATAACTACAATTTTTCACAGCAAGTAACGGCAAATGCTTTTAACAATAATCAGAATTTTATTTCCTTATACACTAATGGAATTTCATTACCTGTATTTCGTAGCTTGTTTGCACAAACTAATTCAACCGTACAAATTAAATTATCTATTAAAGACAATGACGGTAAAGGTAGCGGTGCTGTTGGCTATGCTATTTGCACTAATGGTTTTGTTACAGGAACAATCGTAACAAATGGCGGTAGTAATTATACAAGTAATACTACAGTAACTATTCAATCTACTATAGGCAGTGGTGCTAAATTCACACCTGTTATTAGTTCAGGTAGTACAGCTGATAATCCAAGCAGTGTAGCCCAGTACGATCAACGCAGAGTATTTGGCGGTTCATACAATAACCCCTTAAAAGTATGGTTTACAAATGCAGGTTATCAGAACTTGATGATGTATCACTTACCTACACTTGATACAGATAGAATTGAAATCACAGCCGTAACATCTGATGCTGACAGAATTAAGCATATCGTAGCTTTAGATAGTTTAATTCTAATGACAGGTTCAAGTGAGCTAAGAGTTTTTACACAAAACAGTGATGCTTTAACTCCTAGTTCTATTGCTGTTCGTGCTCAATCTTTTGTAGGTTCAAACAATGTACAACCTGTTATTGTAAATAACTTGATTGTGTATGTGTCACAACGTGGCGGTCATGTTCGTACATTAGGTTATAACTATAATCAACAAGGTTATGTTTCTACTGATATTTCAGTACGTGCTCCACATCTATTTGATAACAAAGATGTGACATCAATCACACTTTGCAAATCGCCTATACAGGTTGTATGGGCGGTATCTTCTGACGGCAAATTGTTAGGTTGTACCTTTTCACCTGAACAAGATCAGGTAGCATGGCATAGACACTCTACTGTAAACGGCAAGTTTGAAAGTGTGTGCACAATTTCAGAGGGTACAGAAGATCATCTTTATGTTGTAGTTAATCGTAATGGAACACGTTACATTGAACGTAGTGATGACTTTAACGCTAACAAATCAAAAGAATATTATCGCTGTTTAGACAGTTACCTTGATACAACATTTTCCACTAATCAATCTAAAGTTAGTGGTTTAAATCATTTAGAGGGTCAAGAAGTCGCTGTTTACGTTGACGGTGTACAGCAATCTAACAAGATTGTAAAACAAGGCTTAATTGTTTTAGACAAAGCAGGTAAGAATATCGCAGTTGGTTTACCTATTACGGCTAGTTTTGTTTCTGTTCCCCTAACAATTTCTAATACAGAGGCTGACTTACAGGATAGAACTAAAAACATTTCAGAGGTTAATTTAAGAGTTAGCTATGAGGGTGATCTTTATAGTGCTAACTATCCACGAGGCGATGAGTTTAAGTGCCAACGTTTAGATGATTATCAGACGGTTGAGGGTGATGAAAGTTACTTAGTTAAGGTCGCTGTGAATGGCGAATGGTCGGAACAATCACAATTTTCTATTAAGCATAAAAATGCAGTTCCTGTAGAAATTCAAAGTGTGATCCTTAATATTAGTTATGAGGACGGTAAATAATGACAATTCCACAATGTGCACAAAGTGGTTACGGCGCATACTTAAAAAAACAATCATCATATTTGCAAGATGCCCTTGCAACATCACACAATACAGGAAGTACCAGTAGCCGAGTTTCTATTGGTGGTAACAGGTCGAGCACATCATCAAGCAAAAATGGAGTTAATAAAGGCATAAGTCGATTAAGAAAAAATGCAGATGCTATACTTGATCATAATGTTTGGACTGCACTTGCAAAAGCTAGCATGAACGCAACCGCAGAATGGTTTGACAGTATGACCGAGCGCAGGGGGTTAGAGGCACAAGCGACAGGTTATCTAAATCAAGTGCAAACGTCACAAATGAACGCAACACTTATAGATAATAGAAAAGAGTTAGCAGAGCTTGATGTTAGAAGCGCTTGCAATGAAGTTTACAATCAGTATTTTAACGGTCAAATTCAAGCGTTTGAGCAAGGCTTACAAGATGCACAGACAACAGCTAATCAACAGGCACAAAGTGCTAGTAGTGGTGTTCGCATGAATGAGGGAAGCAAAGCCGAAGTTGATAAAAGTAACAGAGTTTCAGCTGAAATCAATCAAAAAATTATTCAGAGAAATACTGAAAGTAACGCTAGCAATGCACGACAACAAATGTATGCGCAAATGCGACAATTATCAGATTTGGATTTGCAGAAAGCAAACTATATAGCACAAGGGTACGTGGCTATGGGTAACTATCAAGCAATGAAAATTCAAGCTAAGGCAATTAAACCTTTAGAACAAGTAGGCTTTGCGTTTGCAGAAAGTATGGCAAGCTCAATACCTAATATGGGCGGTATGGGTGGAGGCTTTGGAGGAAAGTAATGACGATTTTATTACCAACTCAAACTTTAAATATTAGTGAACGTGGCGGTATGTCTAATGCACAACGTATTACTCCTATAGAAAATTACAGCGTTGATCCACGTATTCCTTTTTTAGTTAAGCCTAAAGGAGTAAGCCGATTTAGTTTGCCTATTACAGAGGCAATCGGTGCATTAGTTGAACGTGTACAACAGCGAAAATTACAAGGTATTCAAAATGAGGCTAAGAATGAATTTACAGAACAGGCTAACAAGTTACTTGTAGATTATCGTGAAAAGAAATTAAAAGGTGCTATCAATGGCATTGATGATTATAACAATCAGTTAGATGATCTAAAAAAACAATACAGTGACATCTTTAAAAATCATCGTGACTTTAAAGAAACAACTGACAAATGGCTTGACGACCAAACAACAAGTTATAAAACAAATGGTTACGATCATTACTCTAATCAGGTATTTAAACAAAATGATATAGAGTTACAAGCACGCATTACTAATACAAATATTGCTTTTCAGAATAACGCAACATCACCACAAGCACCTAAGTTTTATCAAGAATATCAAGATGCTAATAGAGCTTATTTAGAATTTAGCGGTTATGATTTAGACAGTGAAGAGGCGCAAGTTGCTTTAACTAAAGCTAATGATGAGGCTATCACACAGCTAGTAAATTATAACTGTAATGCAGAACAATACGGCATCGCACGCAACCGATTAGAAACATTTAAGAATAGTATCAATAGCACTACTTATCGTGACTTATTGCTAAAGATTAAAGACGGTTTAGAAAAACAGGCTAAACGAGCACAGGCAGAACGTGATGCAAAAGCAAGAGCTAATGAAGTAAGCACACAACCTTTGACCGTACAGCAAAAGATACAGCTTAAAAATGATTATTTTGCTAAGAGATTTGATGAGTTAAAAGCTATTAGAGCTAACCCTAAAGCAGACAATTATGAAAAATACAAAAATTATAGTGATGAGCAGTTAGCATCACTGGCAGATGCCGATGCTTATATGTACGTAAGTAATTATGACAATAAGCTAAGAAGTATTAACAACGAAGATTTTTTTACACGTCAAGCAATTAGAAGTGTACTAGGTACATTTAGCGTACAGCAGTTATCGCAGGTAACATCTGACAATATTATGAGTTTGTTTTCTCCACAACAACAAGATGCAGTCGCTAGTTATTATGACGGTAACATGGAAAGTGCTAAAAAAATGATGATTGAAGAGCTTGATAATATTAGATCAAACATAGGCTCAAATACTTTAAAAAATTTAAAGAGCTTACCTAAAGAAAAGGCTTATCAATTTATCCATGATCCTAAGTGGATAGCTAACAACCCTATTTCAATAAAAGATGAAAATGAATTTAATATCTTTAAACAGAACTTAGAAAAAGATCATGCTGACGGAAAATTAAAAGTAGGCAATCAGCAGGCACAAGATATTATTACAGCAAACATCACCGATACTTATGGCAAAAAACTTGAAAATTTAGAGCCTTACGAATTAGATATTGTATCTACCGTAAATGATGAACTTAATCGCAGAATTTATAACCTTGAACAAAGTACAGGAAAACAAGCAAGTGCAGATCAAGTTTTGAGTATTACTCAAAATTACTTTAATGATCCGCAAGGCTTTAAAACTTTAAAGAAACAATCACAACAAAGAATTGATAGATTAGAAGATGTCTTTGATTTGTTTAAGCAAGGCGATTTATTAAAAGACAGTTACACTGACGATCAAATCATTGCAAAAATAGCTAACCTAGATAGCGAATATGCACAAGAAAATGGCGGTCAATATCCCAGTGCTAATCAGTTATATAACTATGCGTTAGATAAGAAAGCTATTTTCTTACGTTATGATGTAACTTATAAACAGTATGAACAAGCTAAGAAACAAAAAGAACGTGATACAGATAGTATTGCAATCGGTTCATATTTAGGCGAAGTTCCTGATGATACAGAAAAATCTAATTAAAGTAGGTGATTATGGAAGATAATATTACTATCAATTCTTTATTAGACAGACAATTTCCGCAAGAACAACAAGACAAGTTAAGAGAACAACTTGCAAGAAAATATGATCCTACACAATTAGTAAAACAGCCTAGAGCTAACTTTGTATCAGAAACGGAGCGACAACTTTTAAAAGAAAATAATACTTTTATTGATGATTTAACAGCTCCTGATGTCCAGTTAGATGATAGCTCCACATTATCTGATTATGCTCACGCTCAAAATGTTCAAGAAAAAAGAGCGCGTGCAAAGTTAATCAACAATGTTTTTGATTATTCTTTAAAACAAAATAAAACAAATGCACAAGCTGAAACAGAACAAGCTATCAATGAACTGGGTGAAAGCAGTGCACCTTTAATCAATAATGAAATTGTTGCACAAATAATGGCTCAAAAGGCTATGAATACTTATTATGAATACGCTGATAAGTATGGTATTCCTAGCGAAAAGCTATTAGATGATCCTAAGTTTGCACGTAACCTTGATCCTGAAACATACAAATATTTTGCGGTTGCATCTAATCTTAGAAGTTATGACGAAAAGTTTTTTTATGATACACGCAGAGCATGGAACAATACATCTAATGCTAGAAAATTCAATCAACAATTAGTTGAAAGAATAAATGACGGCGAAAGCATTGATGTAAAAGATTTAGTCAATGACTATGTACAGGCAACCGAAAGATACAGCATAGGTGAAGAGACAAAATGGGGAAGTTTTGTCTCTGCTATTAATAGTTTTGTATCGCCATTCTTTAATCTAAAAAATTTAGGTGCAGGTGTTGCAGGTGCTGCCGCAGGTGCAGGCATTGGTGCCAGTGCAGGTGCTGTTGGTGCTCATATAGGTATTGGTGCAGGTGCTGTTAGTGGTGCTTTATGGGGTGGGTTTGCAGGTGTTAATGCTTATGATACATACGTACAATCACAAGGCGATACCGTTATGCAAATCTTAGCTAATGATCCTAAAGGTAATGCGCAAGATGTGTACGATAAATATAAATATAAAAACGTTCTATTAAGCGGTGCACTTGCACTTACTGATGTTTTGTTCTTAGGTGGTACAAAAGCCGTTAAAGGTGCATATAAAGTAGTAACAGCAGGTAGCAGAAAGAAAGTACAAGAAAGCCTAGCTGATACGGTATTCAAGAATGCAACAAATAAAACTACATCGGAGCAATTATTACAACTAAAGAATAAGGCTTACAGTGAACTAGGTAAACAAACAGCAAAAGATGTTGGTTTTGGTACAGGCATCGGAGCAGGTAGCACTGGGTTATATTCAGCTGTTACACAAGACAATGTTAATGATTATTTAGAAGTTGATGACAGATTAAGTAAGTTTGCTAGTAACTTTGGCGAGGGCTTAAAAGAGGGTATCGCACCTAGTGCTATTCTTACTGTAGCCTTTAGAGCACCTAGCCTAGTTAAGCAATCAATGGGCATTCGTTCAGCCGTTAATACATTAAATAAACTTATTGAAGATAAAGCAAGCCTAGACATCTTAGCAAAATCACCATTAGCTCAAAGAGATACTGCAACTAACGGCACAATCGCTGACGGTGTTTTACGTTCTGTTTATGTTGACAGTGAGCTAGCAAACAGTAAGTTAGCGGAGCATGGTATAGATGTAAACACTTTACCTGATAATGTTAAGACTAAGTTTACACAGGAAAGCAACGGCTCACTATCAGAGATTAAGCCCAGTGAATGGTTACAGTTACCGCAAGAGATTAGAGAGGTTTTATCTGATGTAACTACTGACGGTCAAGGCAAGCCTTTACCTAGCGAATTGCGAGAGGTTTTATCAGATAAGAAAATCAATAAGTTAAGAACTGAATTAGGCGATGAGTATATCAAGGCAGTTGCACAACAAAAAGACAAAGAAAATTTAGAGCTTGAAATTAAACAAGAGCTAGCTAATGTTGCTATAAAAACTAACACACGAGATCAAGGTTTAATCGCTCACACTATTAGCTCATTCTGTACCGCATTAGGTGACAGCTTAGGTATTAGTGCACGTGAAGTGTACGCTAAATTCAAGCCTAAGTATGAACTTGTAAATAGAGAAAATCTTACAAGTAACAAAGATGCTATTGATAATCTTTATGCTAAAGGCACTTATGATCCTAACAGTAAAACAATTCAGCTAAAAAAAGATAGCTCATTTACTGACGTATTTCACGAATTAAGTCATTGGTTTTTAGATACTACAAAAGAATTAGCTAAGAATAACAATACAGCTAAAACTAAAATTAACCGTTTAATCAAGTGGTATGATCCTAACCTTGATATAAATACAATCAGCAAAGAGCAATGGGCACAATTACAAGAAAGATTTGTAGCACGTTTCTTATCAGAAATTATTACAGGCAAGCCTGCTAATTCCGAAATCTTTAGAGATTTAAAAAGAACTCTAAACACTATCAGCAAATCTACCCTGTTTACAGAAAAGATGACACCTGAAAACAAGGCTAAAATTATTGAGGGTAACTATCTAAATTCATACGGTGACAAGGCTTTACCAAACGCTGATGATAACTTTAGATTTTTTACAGACGGTTTATTTGATAGTGAGTATTTATATCAAGATGTTATGACACAATACCCTATACAGGATATGACAGCTGACATCTTTAATAGTCCTTTACCTGACCCTATAAAGAAACTAATGCAAGATGCTATGACTGATGATGTTGGAGCTTTGCAAAATTTATTACATAGTGAAATTAGTACTATGTACTTTAAGCAAGCATTAGTTTTGATGTCACATTCAAAGACATTCTTAAAAGATATTGAAAGGTTAAGAGAAAATATACCTAACAATATTTCTAAAGAAGAGAAAAAGAGATTAAACACATTCTTTGATAAGTTGACAAAAGAAAGTGGCAACTATCAAAAATATTATGCCAGTGCTAAAAAAGACTTACAAAACAATAAGTTCATACAAGGTATCAATGACCTGCGCAAATCAAAAATGTTCTCACTACCGTTAGCAGAACAGATAGGTAGTATCAGAAAACAACTTAAATATTTAAAGAAAAAGCATAAAGATTTATTTAATGACAGCAACGAGGGTGTAGCCCTTGATGAGTGGTTAGAACACAATCATAAATTCTTACCTTTTGACCTTGAAAAAATTAGAGAGTTAAACGGCGACAGTGATATTGTTGTAACATTCTGTAACCTGATGTTACATACTCCTACTGTTGAGCAAATGGCACATCAAATTGCAAGACAGAAAATTCAATCTAAATTTATCAGAGAACAATCAAAAGACTTAGAGAATGTACAACACACAGTAACTAAGATACATCATCAATTAGGCACAAGCCTTATGCGAGCTGTAAAGGTTGCACTTGGTATGCAAGATGATACCTTTAACATGACTAAACGCTTAAAGGCTTTAGCTAAATATGACTTAGACAATACATCATATAGACGTGCTAGTTTTAATGGAGCTAGACGTAATGCTAAACGTTGTAACGACAAAGTAAAAAAAGCCTTAGCACTAGGTGATTTAGAGGGTGCATTAAAACAGCTTAACAATGAGTATTATCAAAACTCATTAGCCGACCAAACACTAACAGCTAAAAAATATATAGACAAAAAGCTCACAGGTTATAAGAGTTTTATACGTAAAGCAAATAAAGATTTAGCTAAGAACTACGATACAGACATCGTGGAGCTTATGCGTATTGTCTTAGATAAAGATCATCTTAACCTATCAGATAGAACGGCTAAGTTTAATGTTGCTGAATTACGTGACCGATTAAATGATAGCTATCCACTAGCAAGCGAACTTATCACAAAGATTTGTGATGACATTGAAAACGCAAAAGAGATTAGAACATTCTATCAAGATCAATCTATCGGTTCACTTATGAACTTAATCAATCTTTTAGATACATTAAAAGATATTGCTAGAGATAGACAGCGCAAATTAACAGGTGACATCGCACAAGCACGTGATAATTTCGCTTCACGTTTAATAGACAGCTTAAAGTTATCAAAGACAGCTAAACGCTCCGAGCATGGAGTAGATACCAAATACGGTACAGCTACTACACGTGAGGAAACAAACTTTGACAAGATTAAAAAGAATGGTCGCTATCTGTTTGACTATACAGAACAAGTAGAAACTTTAATGCAGAAATTAGACGGTGAATTTTTAGGTGCATGGCATGAGTTCTACGAAAATGTAAGATCAGGTGATGTTGCTTATAAAATGGCATTGCATGATGTTATTAACACCCTTAATCCTGCATTGAATAAAGCCTTATTAAGTACATCAAAAATACAAAACTCTACATTTAGAACAGGCTTTATTAGTAAACAAACAGGGCGCGAAATTGTATTAGGTCAAAACAAATTCAAAGGTGCTACTAACCGAGAGATTATCGGTATTCTATTGCACATGGGCACAAACTTTGAAAAGTTTTTAGACGGCTACATTCGTTCTGATGAGCGTTTTTCCTATGAACAAAACTTAATTCTAAAGAAACAAGCATTTGAAAACTTTTTTAATAGAGCTATTGATGAGGGTTTTATTACTAAAGAAATGCTAGATTTTTGTCAGGCAGTATGGAACACAGGACGAAAGCTAGAGCCACAAGTACAAAAGGCATCTAAAGAATTAAGAGGTTATGCGTTCTCACGTTTAGAGGGTAGAACTATTCGCACCAAATGGGGCGACTATGAAGCAGGATATGTACCTGCGGTATTAAATGCTGACTATGTTTCTGTTAAGTATGATCCTAGCAAGTCATTAGTAGAAAACGTAAACGGTGAGTTACAACAAACAGAAAACGTAATGGGGTTAAAAAATCCTAGCTTTACTAAGGAACGTTCAAAGAGTGCTAATCCTTTAGAGCTTGACCCTGTAAAACTTATTCAAGGCTTTGAAAAAGAACTTAGATATATTCACTTATTACCTAAAGTTTTTGAGGCTTATAAATTATTACAGCGTGATGATGTTGTACAAGAATTAGAACGTGTTGCACCTGATAGGCTTAAAAACGTGTTAGTGCCATGGTTACAAACACTAGCAACAGGTCGGGACCTGACATCAAGCAATATGATTAGTCAATATATAGGTAAGATGTTGACAGGTTCTAGCGGTGCATTGATGTTTATGAATGTTGTAAACACTGTACAACAGACATCTAACTTATTTACTTTAATACCTAAAGTAGGCTTTGGTTCACTACTTAAAGCTATGGCTATCACTCTACGACACCCTATAAGCTGTGTAGATACCTTTTTACAAACAGCAACAGACGGTCAAAAGATACGCTTAACCGAAATTCACAATCGCTTACAAGAAATATTCGATGAAGTTCGTGTTCCTAGTGGAAATAAAATCAAAGATAAATTTAGTGATATTTCATCATGGATAACACGCAACGCTATGATTATGCAGATTGTGTATCAAAGACGATTAGACGTTATCGGCTATATTGCAGCACAAGATTACGGACACAAGCAAGGTTGGAGTGTAGAAAAATCAAATCGCTATGGTGAAATGGTGGTTCGTACAGCCTTTATGTCCCCTGATAGAATTGATAGTGGTAAATGGGCTAAATCAAATGTATGGATCAAATCTATCAATCAGTTTGCGGGTTACTTTGTAAATCAATACAGAAACTGTGAGGCTGATTTAGTAGTCGCTTATAAGCAATATGGTTTAACTAATTTTCAATTTTACTTAAAAGCAAGTTCAGCAATTATTTTTGACTGGTTTGCAACTTTTGCTAGTGCCGAATTGGTTAATCAAGCAATGGGTACACGTGACCTATGGAGCGATGATGACGACACATTTAATAGTGCATTATGGGAAATTTTAGCAGGTTCATGGTCTAAAGGTTTAGCAAGCTCAATGCCTTTTGTAGGTAAGATTGTAAACACTGGTATTATTGATCCATTATTAGGTAATAACTTTTACAATTCATCATGGTTAAGTACACCTTTATTATCAAATCTAGCTGTAACAGCTAAGGCTATAACTAAACTTGTATCACCTAATAAAGAATTAAGAGGTAGTGACATCAAAGGTATCTTAGTAACTCTATCTGTGCTAACAAGATCACCAGTCTTTGGCTTTGCAGGACGTCAAGCAGGTTACGTTTATGATTTATACAAAGGAAATATTAAGCCCACATCGATTATTGATCTAAGTTTAGGCTTAACAACAGGCATGAAGTCCGAAGATAGTAAAAAATAAATAACGTCAAAAACGTTGATACAATCAAGCAAACAAACATAACGGAGTTACAACATGAGCACCCTTACACAGGCAGAAGTGGATAGTGCTACAAACACAAATCAAGCAGGCACTTACAACACACCTACAGAAATTATTGCTGATAAGTTTATCGGTGAGTTAATAGGAAATGCGACTACAGCAAAGGCTTTACAGAAGAATTGGCGATTACGTTTAATTGGTGACGTTGAAGGTTATGCTGATTTAAACGCATCAGATACCGATTTGAAAGTTACTGTAAAACATTCAGACCATGCACGCACCGCAGATTTTGTAGGAACAGCAAACTATGCTACTACTACCGCCCTTGCCGATTTGGCAAACTTAGCAACTTTTGCCCTTGAAGCAGGTTGTTTACGTACATTTGTAATTAAATTTACAGAAGATAGTGCTATCAAAGGTTCGATGACATGGGATAGTGATACATCAACCGTCACAATGAAAATTGATAAAGTGGACTTGGCAAAGGCAGGTGTAACTTTAGTTGATAATATTACATCAGCTGATACAGAAAAGTTTGACAAAACTAAGTTGTACTTTGACGTTCCTAATTCTGCTTTATGGTTCTATGACAATCAATCAAACGTTTGGAAAAATTTATTACAGTACATTACAGATTACTTAGTTACATTAACTAATAAAGACACAGAACAACAAGCACAGATTGACAAGAACACAGCAGATATTGCTGATTTACAGCCTACAAAGTACACAATTCGCTTTAATAATAAAGACTATTCAATGCGCAACACTCTAGTTGACGAGGTATCAAATGGCTAACGAGAAAGAATGGCAACAAGACATAAGCACAACTGTTGATGCTCATACTGCTAAATTATCTGACCACGAAAATCGCCTTAATCAGGCTGAAACAAACATCGCCGACCATGAAAAGCGTATTGATAATATCGAAACTACATCAGATGTAGGTCAATTTGCTACACGTATTCAGGCTATTGAAGAAAAGAATACAGAACAAGACAGTGCCATTGACACTTTAAAGAAAAATGTATCAGATAATTTACAAACAGCTAAACAATACACAGACACAAAGTTAGCCGATTATGCCACTAAAACAGAAAACAGTGACACCTTAGAACAGGCTAAACAATATGCTAATAGTAAGGCAGATGACGCTTTAGAAAATGCAAAGCAATACACAGACACAAAGTTAGCTGATTATGCCACTAAAACAGAAAACAGTGACACCTTAGAACAGGCTAAACAATATG